CTGCTAGTTCTAGCGGCATTTTCGCTAAAGCTAAGTCTCCACGACAGACTGCTCCAGAGTATCGTCCTTCCTCTCTCACGGAAGAGGAGTGTAACATTTCAGGAACTTCTTCAGCACCTACAAATTCCCAACCTTCTGCTGTCCTTTTTCCTACGTTTTGATAATCATCCTGATTACGTAAGGCAATTCTAATCCATCTCAAAGCCATTCCTTCGTTGGCAAAACGTATTCTTATTGAGTTGGGTATATCCAGCCAATTAGGTTCTTCAAATTGCATAGTGCGTTGGTTAGTTTCTCTTGTTTTGTTACTACGTGATTCAGTACGTGTTGTCATTGTATTATCCTTCCACGCTAGTTAGTTATATGATTTCCGTATATTCGCCATCAGCTTTTTCAGCCTTTAGCTTTTCTGCGGCATATTGTTCAAGCGGTATCCCCCATTTTTGTGCACGTTGAACATCTTCTTGAGATAGTTTCACACGATTATTACTTGACGAGGTTTTAGGTGTGCGTGACGCACCAGCTACCACTTGAGCAGAATTTGACGAAGTATTCTGCAAACGAGGTTCTTCTTTTACTGCAGGAGCTAGATCAGGAAACTTAGCTTGTAACCTACTATCTATCTCAGCATAAAAATCATCGTCACTTGGATCATAGCCTTCATCTTTTAACTCAGCATCAATTGTAAGTGCTGCTGCAGTTTTAATTTGATCTTGACCAAACCAAGCATTTCTTCCAGCCCAATTCACAGCTTTTGGATCATACTGTGGAGTTGGAGCAACATGCTGTTCAGGCGTTTGATTCATCGCCTCTAGCTGTTGATTATAATCTTCCCAAGCTTTACGCTGTTGTGTAATTGCAGTCTTTTCAGCGTATGCTTTAGACATTTCTTCTTGAGCAAGTAACATTCTATCAGTATCACCTGAATCTGCAGCTTGCTTAAAAATTTCTCTTGCCTGTTCTATTCTAGTATCAAGTTGACTATCAGTTGAGTCAATGTTTAATTTAACACTAGAAGATAGATCTTTTTCTTTTTCTTGTACTGAACTACGAAGATTTTGAACTTCTGCACGAAGCTTTTCTATTTCATCTTCTCGTTCTTTACGTTGTTTTATTAACTGCTTGATGCGTTTTTGTGCACCTTTAGTTTCTATTCCTTCAAGTTCTTGAGGTTGTTCTACTTCCTCTTTTTGAACATCTTCTATTTTATCTTCTTTAACAGGTGCAGCTTCTACTGGTTCTGCTGCTAATTCTTCTTGTTCTTCTTCCTGCCCTTCAATTTCAAATTCTACTTTTGATGCTTCTTCTCCTTTTGGAGAAAGGTCAATCTCTGACCATTCTTGATTATCTGCCATTATTTCCTTTCCTTTCGCTAGGTGCGACTCTAACGGTTACGACTTAGACTCTGTAATTATATTACATATATTTTAATTAGACAAATTAAATGTAGGATCTAAATTAGATGGATTATCCATTTTCATAATAACTTGATCATCAAAGATCAAAAGAAGTTTATAACCTCTATATAAAAACTTTTGTCCTATTAGTTTACCATAAGCTACATAGTCACCTTCTTCACACCATGCTCCAGCAGGAAACTTGTCTTTGTCTTGATAAGCTAATGTACCAACTTTTAAAACTTTACCTACAGTTGTAAGATAAGCTACATCATCTACTGTTCTATCAGGTAATAAAATACCACCTTTAGTTTTTTGTTTTATAGATATTGGACGTACAATTAAATGATAACCTGGAATCTCAGGTAAATCTGATGCAGCTAAATCTTCAAAATCTGCATCTGTAATCCAATCACTATTATCAATTGTTTTTGCCATATGGGGTTGTAACATTATTTAAAATCATCCTCTTCTAGTCTTATTTTTACAATATGTTGAAGGCTATCTATTGCATATTCTATACCTTCAATTTTGCCTACTATTTGGCGATAACTAGGATAATCTGAAATTCCACCATACGCAAGGACTTTTTTTAATTCTTCTATTTCTTTATAATAATTTTTTGTTATTTCTTCCCAAAGTGTCATTGAGTATTATTTTTATTACCTTCCTTAACAAAATTACCTACCATATCAGCAGCCTTTAACATTTTTTGCGTGTCTTGACTACTTTCTGTTTTTGCCAAGTCCATGATTGCGTCAAGTGCTGCGATAGCCTTTTTAGTATTTCTATCTTTTTCTGCTTCTTCTTTCTTAGACTGATCTTTAATTCCTTCCTTAAACATATCAAGTTGAAGTTGTGTTTCTTTAATATCAAGTTCTCTATTCTTCATAGCTGCCTCAACACTTTCTTTTGCTACCTGTGCTTGAACTTTCTGTTGTTCAATTTGTAAACGCTGAGATTCAATCTGAACCATTTGTGCTTCAGGTGAACCTTGTTGTTGCATTTGTGCTGCAGCTTGATTTGCTTGAGCAACTTGTTGTGCTGCTTGAGCCATAACCATTTCCATAACTTTAGGATCATTAGGATCAATACCTGAAGCAACTGCTTGTGGTCCTTGAGTTTGAATAATTTGATTGGCTACACCATTTACTTGTTCTTGATATTTCATAACGACATGCTCTTGCATGTTAGCTTGAATAATAGGAACAATACGTTGCATCAATGGATTTGCACCATTTTGAGGATCTTGTATAAATGCCATCTTAGCTTGTATGTGAGCATCATGGTTCTGACCCATAAATGCTTTTATTGGTAAACCTTTTGTTGCTGCTGCAATATCAGACAGTGGATCTAACGGCACTGCTTCTGGTTTACTAGGCATAATCTTATCTATGTTTGGCATGTTAGCTGCTTCAAGAATAGTCTTGTTTAAAGCTTCCATATCAAACATACCAGGTGGTGATTGTTGTGCCATCTGCATCGCCATCTGTGCCATCATCATGCGGTGAGCATTAGAAGGTATATTAGGATCAGATACAGGAATTACATCAATACGACCATCAAAGTCACTCTTATAAATTTTAAGTGTTTGACCTGGTACATCACACATACTTTCTTCTGGCAGATATTCATAGTTTATCTGTGCTAGAAGTTTAAATTCGTCTTTCTGTGACTTGTGTAGTCGTTTGTGAATTGCAGTAAAGAACTTACTACTTGCCTCAAGCAGTGCCATTGTTGTTCCTACAGGACCATAACCTGCAGAGTCAGACACAACCTGCTCTGTTGTATCTGCAAACTTCTGTGCTGTTTGAGTTACAAAACCTAGCATTTGAAAGAGAGTTTGAGATGGTTCTTTGTAAGGTAGAGGTATGATCATCTTAGACAAGTCATTGCCTACAGCTTCAACCTCTTTCCATTCACCAGGTGCTACAGGATCATTGTCTCCAACCATGCGAAGACCTTTAGCCTTAAAACCACCAGGTAAGTTAGCAAACTGTCCTGCATCAACTAAACCACGCATAGCAGCAGTTGCAGTCATCGTTAGGTTTCCTAAGAAATGAATAAGACCTAGACCATAGAATCCAAAACCAGGAACAAAACGATAATGTGTGAAATATATTTTCTTTTCTCTACGCTTGTCTTCTATGTCATAGTTACGTCTAATAGACAGAACCTGACGAGACTTTTGTTCTACAGTTACAATGTAGGGTAAGGACAGACCGTCATCCTCTTGGTACGCTTTAGGCAGGTCTAGATAGCAATGCTGTTCTAGCAGAACGTACTGTGGGTCATGTTGAGAGGAGGGAGAAAGACCCAATATCGTATCCATCTTTTGTGCAAAGCCTGTTTGCTCTGGCATAGATGCTTCAGGTAGGTCTATATCGGCGTACATTCCTGCGGCAATGTCACGCTGCATCTCTATAGGACTACGATATATGACGTGAGTATAACGGTCTGCCCTACGCAGGTCCGTTGCATAGTATGAAATGTAGAACTGATCAATAGGCACAAACTCAGATACTGGCCTATTTAAACTTTGATCAAAGTAGATTTTCTTAAAGGAAGACCCAATAAGAGGTAGGTGAAAAAGCATACGTTCAAATTCGTCAAAGTATTCTGACATTTGATCTGTAAGCTGGTAATTCATAAAGTTCTTGACGCGATTTGCTTGCTGCTGCTTCTCAACGTCAAAGTCTCCTAGTATCTGTGTCTTTACTGGACCAGCAGGAGGAAATAATTCTTGTGTTGCTTTAGACTGAAACTTAACTGCAGACTCAATCATAATAGGATGCACTGCAGTACAAGCACCTTCAAATGGTTCTGAAGCTTCTTCTAGTTTTAGACCAAGAAGATCAAAGCCTCGTTCAAACATACTCTCCCATTCAGAACGTGAATCTTTGTCTGCTTCAAAGTTTTCAATAACTTGAAAGGCTATTTCTTCTAGCAGCTCTTCATCCATATCTTCTGCTAGATTACGATAAAATTCTTCTGGCTCTTCTTTCTGTTGTATCTTTGATCTTTCATCTTCAGGCGGTTTAAACTCAACTACAACACCACCATCTTCAGGATCATATTCCATAGACGCAGTATTACCTTCTTCATCTACTTGAGACTCAGGTTCTATTGTAATTGACAACTCCGCTGTAGGAATTGGATCAAATGGATTTCTTTCTGTAGCCATGGTTCCTCTCAAACACAAATATAAAAATATTTTTTACATAGTAACATTAAAAATACATTTATACAAATTTGAAGACATAATCCTGCACTGTCTGTCCTACACATGTCATACCTAAAGTATCACAGATATAGTCTGCTATCTCTTGTCTTTCTATACCAAAACTTTGACAATTATTTTTAATCTCAATGTTTAGCACAGGTCTAGTTCTTAGTATTGTATCTGTAGCACCTTTTAAAAACTGTAGTTCAAATCCTTCTACATCTACTTTCATGTAATCTACTTCTTCAAACTCAAAGCTATCTAGAGTTTTCATTTCAGCTTTATATATACCATTTTCAGTTACTGCTGCTGTACCACTATTACCTTCAGAGACATAACCTAAAGTTATTTCTTTTTCATGTTTATCACCTAAAGCACAATCATAAATAACAAACTTAGTTCTTTGTAAAGTTGAATTATAGAGATTCTTTTTTAAACATTCTCTATGTTCTGCTATTGGTTCAAAACAAATAGTTTTATCAAACATATTTACAAAGTCTACAGCCCATGTACCTACATGTGCACCTACATCTATTGCAGTACCAAACTTAGGTACATATCTTAAACTATTAAACCTATGTGGTCTTTGATATTCTTCTCCATTAAAATGTACATCATCTACAGGAAAATAAAATTTATTTCTTTTTTCTAACATTATAACCTTTACTTAATTATATAATAAAGCATATTTAACATCAAACTCTCCAATATGCAACCCTTTTTTGTTTTCTTGGATTTACATCATCTTCCCAATCAGGATCATCTACATGTGATACTCTCCAACTCTCCTTGAGATAATGTGCTGCCATAGCTGTAGCATCAACCTGATCATCGTGTGGTGCATAGGGAAAAGACACCAACTCATCTGCTAGTTCTTGAGCATATCCCTTATACTGAGGTAGAAATATTCTACCACTTTCAAATAGAGGTGTTACTGCATTTAACCTTGTAACCTTATCTTTATCTGGATTATATTCTAATATAGGTAGTCCTGCTCTGCGTAAGTCTTGTATTAAAGACTGTCCACTTGCTTTCTTTTCTATAATACATATATCTGGTCTATGCTTTCTATATTCTTCTTGTGCTTTACGTCTCAACTCAGGATATTCTAATCTATCTCTTACACTTCCTAATAATATAATATTACTTACTATATCTTCTACACCTGTATCGTCATTCTCATAGAAAGAATTAAATATACCCCAAGTCTGTATTACAGAATAGTCTGCTGTATTTGTTGTAGCAAAGGCTGTATCATAAGTTTGTATTATAAAATCACATGGAGGTGGATCATCCCACTCCCACCACTTAATCCAATCCTTTTTAATAATACCACCTTCGTCTGGTGATGGCTGCTGCATATACAAACTATCCCAATACTTAGAACCATTGGTAGATCGTATCTCTAATTCATCTAATCTTAGTACATCGTCTGTCTTCCACTCAGGAAAGTAACTAGATCCTACAGGTAATCCTAGTAATTCTGATGCTGCATCGTCTAACCAAGCAGGAATACTAATAACATGCCACCGTTCACTAGCACGTAAGTCCATTTTCTCTTCCTGCTTTAACAACCAGCCACATAAGTCGTCATAATGATACCTAGTATTGATAATTATAATTCTACCATCAGGCATAAGACGTGTAC